ATGTGCCCGCGGGTGGGCTGCGGCTCGTGATGGGTGTGGATGTGCAGAAGTTCAGCCTCGTCTATGTGATCCGGGCCTTTGGCGCGCGGGGGACATCGTGGCTGATCGACAATGGCCAGCTCTACGGTCCGACAGAGGACGATGACGTCTGGCAGGCCCTGGCCGATCTGATGCTGACACAGGTGGGTGGGCTGCAGATCGAGAAAGTGTTCATCGACTCAGGCTTCCGGCCCGACAAGCCGGAGCTGGGCAATGAGCACAAGGTCTACGAGTTCTGCCGCCGCTACAGCTGGCTCTGTTCACCCACCAAGGGGCGGGATCAGCAGAGCCCGCCCTACCGGGTGTCGAAGATCGAGGTGAAGCCGGACGGGAAAAAGGCGCTCTATTCGATCGATCTGGTGACGCTGTCGACCGACTTCTTCAAGTCGCTGGTGATGTCGCGCATCCGCACGCCGGCGGATCAGCCGGGGGCGTTCCATGTGCATGAGGCGATCACGGAGGAGTATTGCAAGCAGCTGACCTCGGAGGCCCGGGTGGTGATCGAAGGCAAGCCGGTCTGGGTGAAACGCTCGCGTCACAACCACTTTCTTGACTGTGAGGCGCTCTGCGCAGCCATCGGCTATACGATGAATGTGCAGCGCATTCCCGAGGGCGTGGAGCGGGCACCAAAGCGCGAGGCGGCGGTGCCAGAGGGACATGATGGGACCCAAGTCGATGGCGGGGAAGTCCAAGCGCCGCCGCCAACATCGCAAGCTTTGAAAGACCGCGGAGGCGGCGGCGCGCTGCGGGCGCGATTTGCGCGCCACGGCAGCAGGCTGAACAAATAGCTACGAAGACGGAACAGGGAAGGTGTTATAGGGATCGTGCAGCGCGGCAGATTACCGCGCGAGGTGGCAGCGCCCCGAGTGGTGGCAATAACCATTGAGAAAATGGTTGGGGGCGCTGCCGGTGCCCGTGTCGATGCGCGCGCCAACAACACAGCGACAAAGGCGAATGCAGGCGCGGTTCGTCACGAGTCTCGCTCTACGAGACGACGTAAAGCCCAGACGCGGCGCAGACCGCAAGAACGATGAATATTGTTTGAGGTATCTGATGCGCCGCCACCGATCCACATGTCGCCCAAGAAAGTGGAGGTGACGGCGCGCTGCCAGCGCGGACATGGCGCCTCTGCAGAACTATAACGGTAGGGCTTGCAGTTGATTCAGCAAAACCTGCCGATGACCTTGTCCGAGCTGAGCAGGCACTCTCTTTTGATAGTGACCAAATTGTCACTTTCATGGCTGCGCCGCCGCACTCAACGCAAGTCACCCAATACTTGCGGAGGCAGCGGCGCGGGGCTGGCGCAGATCAGGTGCAGGTCAGCCGCTGTGGGTAGATCGCGCTGACGAGACCGTGCCAAATGATCAAATTCAACCGTGCTGGATGCGTCGCCGCCAGCGGCACAGTCCTCCCAAACCTGCGGCGGCAGCGACGCCCTGCAGTGACGCTTCGTGTTCGCGCGCTCCAGCAGCGTGAGAGAGGTAATTCACATGTTCGTGAAGTCAAAGCTTGATGGCCTGTTCTCCAAGGTCTTGCCACCTGCCCTGTCGCCCCCAGACGCCCCCCTCCCCCGCCCCTCGGGCAAATACATGCGCGGCGGTCGGGGTGTGACCTTTGCGGGGTGGAAGTCTGCGCTGCGGGAGGCCCAGGACGATATCGGCGAGGCCTGGGACGATGCGGCGGCACGGGTCAAGGATCTGCTGCACAACAGCGGCTGGCTGGCCGGCGCCATGGAGCAATGTGTGGCCAATACCGTGGGTACGGGGCTGCAGCTGAAGGCCCTGCCAGAGAACGAGACCTTCGGCATGACGCCTGCGGAGGCGTCCGATTGGGCCAAGACGGTGGAGCGGCGGTTCGAGCTCTGGGCCCGCAGCGCACAGGAATGCGACATTCAGGGCCTGCGCACGTTCGGCCAGATGCAGGCGGCGGCGTTTCGGTCCTGGCTGGTGACCGGGGAAATCCTGGCGGAGCTGCCCTGGCGCAAACGCCCGTGGAACCGCTACGGCACGAAAGTGCGCCTGCTGCCGCCGCAGCGGCTGTCGCGCAAGACCGAAAGCCTGCGACGGCTGATCAACGGGGTTTATACGGATGCCGACGGCATGCCGGTGGGCTACCGGGCGATCCGCAAGGACCTGTTTCGTCATGATGTGGAATATGACGTGCGGGCGCGGGACCGGGCGGGACGCCCGCGGGTGATCCATGTCTTCGAGGGCGCGCCGGGCACGCATCGGGGCATCTCGCCGCTGGTTCCGGCGCTGCAGGTGGCGCGGCAGTTCGACCAGTTGGCGGATGCCACGCTGATGGCGGCGATCGTGCAGACGCTCTTTGCGGTGACGATCACCTCGGACGAGCCGACCGAGCAGGTGCTGGCGGGTCTGCTGACCCCGCAGGAGCAGGCGCAGATGCTGGCGCAGGGTGTGTCGCCGATGGAGGCCTATATCGAGATGGTGGCGGGGTATTATGACGACAGCACGCTGGATGTCGGGATCAATGGCCGGCTGGCGCATCTGTTCCCGGGTCAGGAGCTGAAGTTCCATACTGCCAACCAGCCATCTTCGGAATATGCCGCCTTCTCGATGCATCTGCTGCGGGAACTCGCGCGGTGCCTTGGGCTGACCTATGAAAGCGCCACAGGCGACAATGTGGGGGCGACCTATTCCTCGCTGCAGGCGGCGACGACGGAGATCTTCGCGATCACGAAAGCACGGCGGCGCAGCATCATGGCGCCGTTCTGCCAGCCGATCTACGAGGCCTGGCTCGAGGAAGAGATCGAAGCGGGCGGCGTGCCGTTTCCGGGGGGTGTGGCAGGGTTCATGGCCAATCGCACGGCGGCGTGCCGGGCGGAGTGGCGCGGCGATCCGCGGCCGCAGGCGGATGATCTGAAGAAAGCCAAGGCGCATGAGGTCTGGAAGCGGCTCGGCGTGATGTCGGATGCGATGATCTGCACCGATCTCGGGGCCGATGTGGACGATGTCTACCAGCAGCTGGCGCAGGAACGGGCCTTGCGGGCCGAATACGGCCTGCCCGAGCCACAGATGATGGGGGCGCAGGGCGGTGGTCCGGGTACGGCAGACGACGGCGATGAGGCTGGTGACGACGATGACCAAGACGCTGACCCCGCCAACGCGGATGCGGAGGCTGAGACATGACGATCCACATTGATGAGGCTGACCCCTGCGCGGCGGCGGCCAGCTTGCGGCAGGTCTATGTCCGGCTTGTGGCGGGCCAAGGCGCCATGGAGGTGCGGTTCCGGGCGGGATCAAACGGGGTGGAACGCTCGGTGCGATATCACAGCACGCATCCCGACCGGCTCCTCGCGGTCATTCGGGGTTTTGAAGAGCAGTGTGCCAAGCTGCAGGGCCACGGCCCGCGCCGATTTGCACTTTCTGCAGGAGGGATGAGATGACCGAACCACCGGACATCCTTCAAAGCCACGTAGGACCGTCGCTTGCGCAGATCGCAAGCCGGGTTCTGAACCGGCCGCTGCTGCTGCATCCGGACAAGGTCGATCTGATCCTGCATGTGCTGCAGGGGCGGATTGGCATAGCGCCTTTGGCGGCGCCAGACCCGCAGTCGAACCGCTTCGTTGGCACATACCGCCGTGACAATGGCAGCATTGGATCACTGCGCGTGGAAAACGGCGTGGCGATCCTGCCGATCGTCGGCAGTCTGGTTAACCGCGGCGCGTGGATCGGGGCAAGTTCGGGGCTCGTGTCTTACGAGGGCATTGCGGCGCAGTTGAGGGAAGCGCGAGCGGATCCGGAAGTTCGGGCGATCCTGCTCGACATCGACAGCCCTGGCGGTGAAGCCACCGGCATGTTCGCGACGGCCAGACTGGTGAGCGCGATCAACCAGACCAAACCGGTCTTGGCCTTCGTCAATGATGTCGCGGCCTCCGCCGCCTATGGCATTGCCAGCGCGGCCAGTGAGATCATCGTCTCGCCTACCTCGATGGTCGGATCGATCGGCGTGGTGCTGACCCATTTTGATCGCTCGGGGGAACTTAAGGACCGCGGCGTCAAGCCGACGCTCATTCACGCGGGCGCCCACAAGGTGGACGGCCATCCGTTCGGGCCGCTCTCGGACGCCGTGCGCGCTGACCTGCAGGCGGAGGTGATGAAGATCTACGACCAGTTCGTCGGTCTCGTGGCCGAAGGGCGTGCAGGCCGGATCAGCGCCGACGCGATCCGGGCGACGGAAGCCCGCACCTATCTCGGCACCGATGCCATTGCCCAAGGCCTCGCCGACCGTGTGGCGAGCCTCGACGAGGTGATCACCGCCTTTGCGCAACCGCCCTCCGGGGCAAGCCCCCAGAGAAAGGGAGGACCCATGACCAATTCGACGAAAAGCCAAACATCCATGGAGACCGATACTGCGATCGCTTCAGGGTCATCTGGTCCCGGTATCAGACAGGCCGACCTGACGGCGGCCGTCGAGGCGGCGCGGACGGACGCCCATGCCGCTGGTGTCACCGCTGGCAAAGCTGAGGCCACGGCGCGCATTGCCGCGATCCTGACGTCACCCGAGGCCGACGGCCGGGAGGCGCAAGCCCGCGTACTGGCGCTGGAGACCGAGATGAGCGTCGCGGATGCGGCGAAGGTCCTCGCGGCGTCGCCGAAGGCCAGTATGTCAGCGTCGATCGCGGATCGCGCTGCACAGGAAGCCGAGCTTGGGGCGGAAACCCCGGCAGAGTTCCACAATCGCGCCGAACGCAGCATCGCCGGCTGGGCCAAAGCCGTCACCAATGCCAATGCCCGGTTCGGCTGAGCGCAAAGACCGCACATGCAAGGAAGCAGACCATGACAGTTCTTACCGAAGGCCGGCATCCCGGCGAATTCCTGATGACCGAGGCCAATGGCCAGCGCTCGCGGGAAAATATCACCATCGCAAGTGGCGCGGGCATTATCGCACCCGGCACTGTGCTGGGCAAAATCACGGCAAGCGGCAAATACCTCGCCAGCGCTGTGGGCGCCACCGATGGCAGTCAGACTGCAGTCGCCATTGCGCTCTATGGCTGTGATGCCACCACACGTGATTTTGCGATCGCCGCCATCACTCGGGATGCTGAGGTGAACGGTAAAATCCTGACCTGGCACCCCGACCGTGATCAGGCCGCCGAAAAGGCCGCAGCCCAAGCTGATCTGGCCGCTGTCGGCATCATCGTGCGGTAACCACCGCACCGCCTTTCCACCAGACTGAACACCGATCCCCTGCATCCTCGGGAAGCAGGCTGATCTGTCGTGCCCAATCCCCGCACTCTGACAGCAGCGGGCCGTTCTCGCGTGCCAAATCCCCCGGCGCGCCGACGCAATAAAGGACCCCCCATGTCGATCCTCAACATCTTCAGTCAGGACGCCTTCAGCGTCATGCGCCTCACGGACGCGCTTCGTGAGATCAAGTACACCCCGTCCCGCATCGGACAGATGGGGCTGTTTCAGACCACCAGCATCGACACGCTGGATATCGCCATCGAGAAGGACAAGGAACAGAACCGCATGCTGGTCTCCGCCAGCCCGCGGGGCGGTCCCGGCCAGACCTTCGACAAATCAAAACGCGCCATGCGCATGCTCAAGGTGCCTCACTTCCAGGTGGACGATGCCATCTATGCCGACGAGGTCCAGCAGGTGCGCGCCTTTGGTCAGGAAGTCGCCGTCGAGCGGCTGCAGCAGAAGATCGCCGACCGCGCCGCAGAGGCCAGCCAGTTCT